CAGAAAGAATAGCCAAATTGGAAGCCCAAGTAGAAGGCATCAAAGAAGATGTCGCTGATCTTAAAACTGACGTGAAGGAAGTTCACTCAAGAATAACAACGGGCAACCGAGAAATTCTTGATAAGATCGATCACATGGAGGTTCGTATCAACAACAAGATGAATGAGTCTGCGAAAGCTGCCAAAGATCAGCATGAGACGATTCAAAAAGAAATCCAAAAAGACTTGACTAAAGTGAGCGACCGTGTTGACGTTCTTGAACGCTGGCGCTGGATGATAGTTGGTGGGGCTATCGTACTTGGTTACTTGGTTGGCAACTTCAGCTTGTTGAGTAAGATGTTCGGTATGTAAAAAGAACTTTACTTTAAACCAGAAAAGCCGTATACTTACTCGTATATGGCTTTTTCTTTCTTATCATCAACCCCGACACTGGTATTATACCGCTCTTGTCATTTTTGGTCAAATTTACTTCATGCTCTACGTTGACACCAAGTATGTGAACATGCTCTCTTCCAGAGTGCGAAACTTCAAGAAGACCAACGAGTACACGTGGAACTTCAGCTGCCCCTTCTGTGGCGACTCGAAGACTAACACCCGCAAGGCTCGTGGTTACATCCACAAGAAACAAACGTCCCTCTACTTCAAGTGTCACAACTGTGGTGTGGGTACTACGTTGGGTAAGCTACTCAACCATGTTGACACTGTACTTCACAAGGAGTACACCCTTGAGAACTACAAGGAGGGTGTCACGAAATTCAACCCAAGCGCATCCAAACTTGACCTCAGGGATACAACACCCAAGTTTGCTCCCACGTTACGCGACGATACGTTGAAGGGTCTACGTCGAATTGACACCATGTCCCCTGACCATCCAGCAGTCAAGTACGTGGCTTCGAGGTTGATTGACAAGAAACACTGGAGCCTGTTGTACTTCGCACCCAAGTGGAAGAAGTATGTGAACAGCGTTAAATACACTTACAGTTCGGAAGACGAAGACCACCCTCGCTTGGTGATCCCTTTCTTCAACGACCACGGTAAGGTGTTTGCCTTTCAGGGTAGAGCGTTCGGCGAAGAAGCCCCTCGCTACATGACGATTAAACTTGACGATAACATGGAGAGAATTTATGGACTTGAGAGAGCCAACTTTGAACAAAAAATTTATGCAGTTGAGGGACCGATTGATAGTCTCTTTCTCCCCAACTGTATTGCTGTTGCTGGGTCAAGTTTTGACACTGCTTACATGCGTGGGCTTGCATCGAGGCTGGTTGTAATTTTTGACAACGAACCTCGGAACAAAGACCTGTGCCGACAGATTGAGAAGTGCATCAAGACAGGCTACTCTGTATGCCTGTTTCCCGCCACTGTCCTTCAAAAGGACATTAACGATATGATCAAAGTCGGCGGCAAAACCGTTGATGAGATTGTGAACATCATAAATACAAATACCTTCACAGGGTTAGAAGCTACTGTGCGGTTTAATGAATGGAGAAAATGTAATGAAAGTTGAGTTGATTTCGTACTCACAACCAGCGATGAACTTCGCATCGGATATGACTGAATTGGTGGCATTCTGTGCCCGAGTTTCTAACCCAAGCAATCAAACAAACATGGAGACAAGCGAGAAGCTGATCAAGTACCTTGTTAAGAACAAGCACTGGTCGCCTCTTGAGATGGTATCCGTTTGTCTTGAGGTTCAAACCACACGTGACATCGCACGCCAGATGTTGCGTCACCGCTCTTTCTCGTTCCAAGAATTTTCACAGCGCTACGCTGACCCAACCAAAGACCTGAACTTTGTGTTGCGCGAAGCACGCTTGCAAGATACGAAGAACCGTCAGAACTCCATTGAGACTGACGACCGCGACCTTCGTGAAGAATGGAACATGCGTCAGATGGAAGTCATCAACCTTGTCAAGAAGCACTATGCTTGGGCAACTGAGAAGGGCATCGCAAAGGAACAGGCAAGAGCAATTCTCCCTGAAGGAAACACCGAGTCGCGTTTATACATGAACGGTACACTTCGCAGCTGGATTCACTACATCGAGTTGCGCAGTGGAAATGGTACTCAGAAAGAGCACATGGATATCGCATTGGCTTGCGCCAAGGTTATCGCTGAAGTGTTCCCTCTTACTGAAGAGTTTGTAAGCAAATAATAAAAACGGAGCAAATATGGCAGATGTCATTCACGGAGTCAAGGTAGACTACACAAGAGATAGTCTCTTTGATGAGTTGGGAGTTTTACGACTGAAAGAGTCGTACATGAAAGATGATGAGGTAAGTCCTCAAGAAAGGTTCGCATATGTATCAAGTTCCTTCGGCAGCAACCCTGAGCATGCTCAAAGGCTGTACGAACATGCCAGCAAACATTGGTTATCATATGCTACTCCAATCCTTTCTTTTGGTCGCAGCAAGCGTGGCATGCCTATCAGCTGTTTCCTCAACTACATCGAAGACACCGCAGAGGGACTAGTTGAAAACCTATCTGAAACTAATTGGCTATCTATGCTTGGTGGTGGTGTTGGTATTGGCTTTGGCATTCGCTCTGCTGACGACAAGAGTACTGGCGTCATGCCCCACCTTAAAATGTACGATGCAAGTTCACTGGCTTATCGACAAGGTCGTACTCGCCGTGGGTCGTATGCAGCGTATCTTAATATCGATCATCCCGACATAGTTTCGTTCCTTGAGATGCGTAAGCCAACGGGTGACCAGAACATGCGTTGTCTGAATCTGCACCACGGCATCAACATCCCTGACAAGTTCATGGAAATCATTGAGCGTTGTATGATTGACCCAACAGCTGATGACAGCTGGGATTTGGTTGACCCTTCGTCTCATGATGTGCGTGAGACTGTGTCTGCCAAGGAATTGTGGCAGCGTATCATTGACCTTCGCATTCAAACAGGCGAGCCTTACATTCACTTCATCGATGAGTCGAACCGTAAGCTACCTCAGTGGCTCAAGGACTTGGGTCTGACAGTTCACCAATCAAACCTATGTTCTGAGATTATCCTACCTACCAACGAGCAACGCACCGCTGTTTGTTGCTTGTCTTCAGTGAACCTTGAGTACTACGATGAGTGGAAGAACGATCCTACATTCCTTGCTGATATTGCAGAAATGCTTGACAATGTGCTTCAGTATTTTATTGATAACGCACCTGACACAATCGCCCGTGCGAAGTTCTCCGCCATGCGTGAGCGAAGTATCGGCGTCGGTTCGCTGGGTTTCCATGCCTTCTTGCAAAAGAACAACATCCCATGGGAATCAGCTCAAGCAGTTGGACGTAACAAACAAATCTTTGCACACATCAGAGGAAAGCTAGATGAAGCGAACAAGAAACTTGGATCTGAACGAGGTGAAGCGCCTGATGCGCTGGGCACTGGAAATCGCTTTAGTCATCTCATGGCTATTGCTCCCAATGCTTCTTCTTCCATTCTTATGGGGAATACTAGTCCTAGCATTGAACCTTATCGCGCCAATGCGTATCGCCAAGATACTCTCTCTGGTTCGCACCTGAACAAGAACAAGTTCCTTGACGTTGTCATTCAGAAAGAAGCTGTCAATCACTCAGAGTCTTGGGCTGATGACCAGTGGCGTTCAATCATCAGTCATGACGGTTCAGTTCAACAACTGACATGGCTCAGCGACTGGGACAAGGATGTGTTCAAGACTGGCATGGAAATTGACCAGCGTTGGGTCATCCAGCATGCTGCCGATCGCCAAGAGTACATCGATCAAGCTCAGTCAGTGAACCTGTTCTTTGCTCCCGATGCCAATCTCAAGTATCTGCATGCAGTGCACTTCTTGGCATGGAAGCTAAAGTTGAAAACCTTGTACTACTGCCGTTCTGACAAGATCCGCAAGGCAGATAAGGTTTCCCACAAGATCGAGCGCGAAATCATCAAGGAAATTGACTTTCAAGAAATGATTGACGGCAACGCCTGTCTTGCCTGCGAGGGCTAAGACTGTAGGGGCTTGCAAGGGTATTGACAATTAATCAGTTTCGAGGTATAATTCCTCTATGATTACAGAATCTATCCTTGCTGCCCTCGGTGGTAAAGTCTTTGCCATGTTGATTGGTCCATCACTCTATGTCTCACAGGCAGAAGTAGTGTATGGACCTCAAACATCTCAGGTAGAGGCTTGCCGACAAGCCGAAGAACGTGCCAAGGTTCAGATTGTTGAGAAGGCTTTTGGTCAACATATCTCAGCAGACAACGATATGTACTGCTCAGGTAGCGATGATGAGAAGTCATGTTCCATGCGTAAGTTTACTTGGGAGTTCACCGAAGGCTCTATCAAGAGTGTCCGTGATACCAAAGTTCAAGCAACCCCTACATCATGCAAGGTTACAGTTGAAGCTGACGTTCAGAAAGAAGATCGCTTCGATGACCCGAACTTCGATGTTCGTGTTAATCTGAACCGCCAAGTGTTTCAGCAACATGATGAAGTCAAGATTGGTGTTGAACCAAACAACGATATGCATGTTACCATCTTTCATTGGAAACCGTCCGACGAAAAGATGCACAAAATCTTCCCAAACAAGTTCGACTCGAACAACAAATTTTCAACCAAGTTTGCCGTACCGACCAACGATCGGTATCAAATAAGGTTCAAAACAAACAACAAGACTAGCAATGAGTATGTTGTTGTAGTAGCTACGAAAGCCCCGACCAACTTTCTAAGTAGCTATTCTTTGAATGAGTTCGCATCAACCGTGCGAAACATCAAAGAGAAACGTGTGGTCAAGAAACCAGTTATGATACTGAAAGGTGATATATGATGAAATCCGTGAAACTCGCAATGGTGGCGTTGACAATTGCCTTGACAGGCTGTGCCTCTGGACCACAAAAGATGGCTGTGAAAGAAACCGAACAACGCCAAGAACAGGCAGTCAAGAAGGTTAAGAACGTCATGTCCGACATTCCTAGCTGGTATCTTGAGTTGCCAAAGTCCGATGACGCAATCTATGCCGCTGCAACTGAAACGTCTCGCGACCTTCAGTGGGCTATCGACAAGGCTAACACATCGGCTGTTCGTACCGTGGCGTTCAAGTTGAAGTCAGAAGTGTCTGCGAAGATTAAAGACTTTACCCTTGATGCTGGTCTAAGTTCAGATGACAAAGTGCAACGTGAGATTGAACGTGTTTCAACTCAGACTGCCCTTGCTGTTGACGTGTCAGGTTACCAACGTGTAGCCTCTGTCGTTGAACGCGAAGGTGATCGTTTCCGTGTCTATGTGCTTCTGAAGTTGCCATTGGGTGAAGCAAACAAAGCGTTGGCTCATAACCTACGTAAGAGCGAACTGTTGAGTGCACAAGTTCGCCAATCAAAGGCATTCCAAGAATTGGAAACCGAAGTGAATGCCGAGAAGGGTCGTGCTCCAAAGGCTGTGGAATCCAAAGAAGTAGTTGTGAAGCCTATCGCCGCTGGCGAAGTGCGTCTGTTGGGCAACGAGATCGCTGATCCACAAGTAAAAGCCAAGGTGCAAGACCTATATACTAAGTCCGACACAATTGTTATTCAGGAGACTGTGAGATGAGCAAGGTTTTTACCGATGTTAGCGTATTTTTGAAGGCAGTGGGACAAGGCGTCCCACCTTTTATTGCAGATGAGTCTGCGCAATCAGAGCTGTATAAGAAGCTGATTGATGAAGAGTATAAAGAATTCATCGAGGCGTGTGAAGCCAACGATGAAGCAGAGAAGATTGATGCCTGCTTTGACATGATTTGGGTCATCGTAGGCTACATGCATTCTCGTGGTTGGGACACAGATGCCATTTGGGATGAAGGCGCAAAGTCTAATCTGTCGAAGGTTGATCCCGAGACTGGTTTAGTGCGTCGTCGCGAAGATGGCAAAATTCTAAAACCCGAAGGCTGGAAACCACCAGACTTCACTAAGTTCACAAAATAAAAATGGACGCTTACGATATCGCCGACAAGATCAAGAAGTACTGGATGGCTCTCTACCCAAAGAACAGTGGAGAGTTGCCTAAATCAAAGGCACCCATCAAAGTTATCGTGTTGACTGACGAGGGATATCGTGAGGTTCAGGGTGTCAAAATCAATGACACCCACATTGAATTAGTATTGGACAAAGAATGAAAAAGATTTTAAGATTCACAGCGTCATGGTGTGGACCATGCAAAATGTTGGCAAAGACACTCGAAGACATCGACTTGGGATTGCCCATCGAAGTTGTAGACATTGATGAGAACGGCGCATTGGCACAACAGTACGGTGTCCGTGGCGTTCCTACCTTGGTTATGGTCGAAGGCGATAAAGAAGTCAAACGTCAAGTTGGACTTGCCAGCGCATCACAACTACAGGACTGGGCTAAATGATCAAAAAAGTAAAAAACCATCTGACTGACGAACGTACGTCATTCAAACCTTTCAACTATCCTTGGGCGTACAAGTATTGGTTGGAACATGAACAGGCTCATTGGCTTCACACCGAAGTGCCAATGGCTGAAGACATGAAAGACTGGAAGAAGAAGCTGACACCGCAGGAAAAACAATTCCTCACAAACATCTTCCGATTCTTTACGCAGGGCGACATCGACGTTGCTGGCGGTTACGTTAAGAACTACCTGCCACACTTCCCTCAACCTGAAGTTCGCATGATGCTTCTGGGCTTTGCCGCTCGTGAAGGTTTGCACATCGCTGCTTACTCTCACTTGATTGAGACTCTGGGTCTACCCGAATCGACATACAATCAGTTCTTGGACTACCAAGAGATGAAAGACAAGCATGAGTATGTGCTTGAGTTGGCTAACGAAGTGCAGACAAAAGAATCTGTTGCTTCTAATATCGCTGTGTTCTCTGCATTCACTGAAGGTATGCAGTTGTTCTCCAGCTTCATTATGCTTTTGAACTTCCCTCGTCATGGTCTCATGAAAGGTATGGGTCAAATTGTTACTTGGTCAATCGTGGATGAAACCATGCACGCTGAAGCCATGATCAAGTTGTTCCGCACCTACGTTGAAGAGAACAAAGAAATTTGGAATGATGAATTGAAGGCAAAAATCTACTCTATCGCTGAGAAGATGGTTGAGCTTGAAGACAAGTTCATTGACCTTTCGTTCGCTGGCGCTGAGATGCGTGACCTGAAAGCTGAAGACGTTAAGACATACATCCGCTATATTGCTGATCGTCGTCTTATCTCATTGGGCATGAAGGGCATCTTCAAGGTTAAGAAAAATCCACTACCATGGGTTGAGGAAATGATCAACGCACCTGTTCACGGTAACTTCTTTGAGAACCGTGTGACAGATTATGCGAAGGGCGCGACCACTGGCTCATGGGATGACGTTTGGGCAAAGGCAGCATAATGTCAACAAAATATTTCGACTGTGAAAACTGCGGTAGTCACGGTAAGATTGTTTACAAAGAAGACGAGTTCAACTCCAACGAAGTGGCGTTCTGCCCCTTCTGCGGAGGCGATATCTACGAAGCGAAAGAGGACGACGAGGAGTGATTATAAATAGTCCACTATGTGGCTATATGAAAATCAAATCGTCGAAGAGCTCCCCGAAGACTGCGTTGGCTTTGTGTACAACATCACCAACACTATCAGTGGGAGACAGTACATTGGAAAGAAACTTTCCAAGTTCTCAAAGACCAGTTATAAGACTGTCACTCTGAAGAACGGTACAAAGAAAAAGAAAAAGATCAAGTCGAAAATCGACTCTGATTGGATGACTTACTATGGTTCAAGTGTTGAACTGAACAAGGACGTAGAAACCCTCGGCAAAGATAACTTCAAGCGTGAGATTCTATTCTATTGCAACTCAAAGGCTTTGTGTTCCTACATCGAAGCTCGCGAGCAATTTACCAGAAAGGTGTTGGAGTCGGACGACTACTACAACGGACAGATATCCGTTAGGGTTCATGGCTCTCATATCAAAAATAAATTATGACGCAAATCTACTTACTATTCGCCTGTGGCTTCTCCCTCAGTGCTATCGCTGCCTACTATGCAGTGAGCGGTCTCGTTGCCATATTCGCAACTGCACCGCTGGCGATTATGATTATGGGCGCAGTCCTAGAAGCAAGCAAACTTGTTATCGCTTCATGGCTGTACAATAATTGGAGAGAAATCCCAAAGACATTCAAGCTGTACTTCAGTACGGCACTGGTCATCCTGATGTTGTTGACCAGCATGGGCATCTTTGGTTATCTGTCGAAGGCTCACCTGGACCAAGCGGTTCCCACTGGTGACGTTGTAAGTAAACTTGCTCTTATCGATGAAAAGATAAAGACTGAGAAGGATACTATCAATGCAGCAAGAACAGCACTACAACAGATGGATGCGCAGGTTGACCAAACGCTTGCAAGAACGTCCGATGACCGAGGAGCAGAGAGATCGGTTCAGATTCGACGAGGACAGCAAAAGGAAAGAACCGCACTACTTGCTGATATTGGATCAGCTCAAACCAGAATCGCCAGACTGAATGAGGAGCGAGCTCCCATCTCAGCGGAGGTTCGTAAGGTTGAAGCAGAAGTAGGTCCACTGAAATACATCGCCGCACTAATCTACGGTGATGACAAACTAGACGAGACGGTGCTTGAGAAGTCAGTGCGAATCGTGATCATCATGATCGTTATCGTCTTCGATCCATTGGCAGTTATCTTACTGATTGCCGCCAACTATTCTCTAAGGAGAGAAAATGACACAACAACAAAAACAAACAACGGACAAGAGTTCCCAAC